TGTCTACAGAAAACGACTCAAGGTAGTTTTCCGATCCGCTCAGGCAATACTGGTAGTGATTCTCGGCCCAACAAGTAATTCCTCTGGAAATTTCCTGCAGGAATTTGCTGATGGATCGGAAACCCCACATCTTGCGAGGCTTTCCACGCTGAAACCTGACCCATTGACCGTCGATGTAGTGTTCGCCATCAAAACTGGTGCCGTCCCGCTTTATGCCGGGTTGCGAGCCAATCAGTGTGGTTGACACCGCCATCAGAATGTCCCGCCGGAAATGGGACTAAGTGCAGCCAGTGCAGCCTGCGCGTCCACAGCAGTGAACAGCGCAACACCCACAGATGTACCGCCAAGGTTTGTACGAGCTGCAGACGCCGTTGTAGCTCCGGTGCCGCCGCTCGCAATACTTAGTGGGAGGGAGAGGCCTCCCGTGTCTGCGTTGACCACATCAGAACCGTTGGAGTAGTAGATGCCGCGAGCGCCTTGAGTGATCACAATTCCGGTCGAGCCAGACAGCTTGACCGTCAGTGTGTACGCACCAGTGGTCGAGTTGGTGATCCAATACTGCTGAATCGTGGCCGGCACCTCGACAATCTTGTTGCCGGTGAGCACGCCTGTAAAATTGTACGCAATCCGGTTGAGTTCGCTCCCGCTCAAGGTGTACGTGCCAGACCCCGCGACACTAATCGTCGTGTAGTCAAACGCAAACGTGCCAGACTGTCCCAAGCCGATTGTGTAGAAATCAGCGCCGTCCTGAATGATGATGCACGACTCGTATGGCTGCAGCGACAGCGTGGAAGACCCATCGATTGTTGCGGTGCCGCCGGGAGTAACTGTAAGCGCGCCACCGCCGCTGTTCTTCGCAACGATGAACCAGCTGGTGTACACCACAGACGGATCTGGCAGCGTCAGTGTGCCGGTGCCGCTTCCGGTCCAGTTCTGCACGACGCCAATGTCAGGATTCCCAGCAGTGTAATTGACCAACAAATTCGATACCGGCATCGTCTGCGACAGAGCTGCGCCGATTGCGATCAGGCCAGTACCAGCCAAGCCGGATGCCTGAGCCGCAGACACCGATGCGCCGTACTGGAACGACCTCCATGTGCCGGCCGTTGTCGAGTTGTCAGCGAGATACGCTTGCCACACCGTACCACTGGTTGAGCTGATGATCTGCGTGCCGCCAGCATTTCTCACCGTAAACGTGTTCGCGCCGATGTTGTTGAACAGCACAGTAATGCCGGGTGCCGCCGCATTTGCCGCCGGCATTGTGATGACACAACCTACGCCAGTGGCGTTGACATCGATCACGCTAGTAACGAAGTTAGACGAAGCAGATGCCTCTGTCGGCCAATTCAGCGTTACGTTGGCAGCAAGAGTGATCTCGCTGTACGTGATTTCGCTCGGATATATGTTGGCCCCGCCGAACTGATCCGTCCACTCCGTCATGCTTCAATCCTCACTGCTGTCCGGTCGAGAATCTTCTGTAGATCCTGACCGCTGGTTGCTTGTGCGAAACGGTCGTACATTGACTGCCATGTTGCGATGCGCTCGTCGTTTTTAAGGAAAGGAGTGGCTTCCAGTAGGCATGCGTACAGCAGCAGATTTGGCGCGTAGTTCGTCAGCCAGTTCTGCTGGTTCGCATCGTCAAGAGGTTGTGGCAGCTCGTAGTACAAGACCTCAAGGGTCTGAACCGTGGCCGGCGTCGGCGCAATCAGCCAGTGCTGGTAGTCGTAGTCGGTATAGAACTCAACCGGGCCTGTGACTGCGGAGTCTGGCCAGTAGTTCTTCACGTACTCGTAGGACCGGGCAAAGATGGGCGACCCAGCGACAGACATGCTGATCGTGTCGCGCCAGCGGTCTGGTTTCAGCAGGGTCGAGACCCCAACCTGAAGAGGCGTTGAGACCGTGCGCTGAAATCCTTGAACCTTCAGCTCGGTGGCACAACGACGCTCGCCAAGAGCAACAAGTCTCGGCAACTGGTCGTAGACGGTGGGGTCGCTCTCTTCTGTAAAGCCGCGCTCCAGATATCGGCGCAGGTCTTCCAGCAAGGAGGAGTATTGCATCACGTAAGCCGTACAGCACCTCACTATGGCAACAAGCCAACGAAAGGATGCTGATTCAGCGTCCGCAATTAAACGAATCTTACCACACAAGCTTCACAAGTCATCATGACTCTGGCACAACTACGACAAAAACAGCGCCTGCTCTTCCAGCCGGCGCCGGGTCAGTCCCGGTAATATCCTGCCCCCGCTTTTGTTCCACTTCACAAACTCGTCTGCCGCGCCTTGGACATCGCCACGGTTGTACTTCATGCGCAGAGTACTAGACTGCAAAGCTCCGAGACCCAAGTTGAAACTGAAGGAAACCAAGGCATCGAAGTGTGATTGACGAGTAAAAGTATCAGGGCACAGTCTAAGTACACCGCTCTCAAACCTAAGCAAATCTGAGCGAAAAATTGCATCTACCCCTCCGATGCTCCATAACTTGTCGTGTTCAGGTTTCAGCGGTAGCGCCATGCGTTCTGGCATCTTCATTGCCGCTTGTTCTGGGTAAAGCACATGCCCTACACCCACCGTCCATAACCCAGCAGGGCATCGGTAGGGCTTTGATCTTACGCCTTCGTGATGCTTAATCATCTCCACGCAAGCATCAGAGACTTTCATTTTTTGAACGCTTGGCTACCAAAGTGGAAGGCTACAATGGAACTCCAGATGATCTGAGTTTCTTGATCCCAGAGAAGTGCCATCGCATCGGCAAAGGCTACCCCTGTCTGAATGGCATAGTAGAAGCCAAATCCGTCTACAGCACACAGCAACAGGAACATCCCGTAGGTAATCAGAGGCCGGACTAATGCGCGTAGGTTAACGACCCAAGTCGATGCCCCTTTGCCAATTTCAATGTCGTGGGCAAGCAGAGCTACTTTTTCGCTGATCGCTGCTTGGACAAAGGTGGCCTCGTTCTTGATTTCTTCTATTCTAGCTTGGGCGATAAAGCCACGCTCTGCCATGAGCAGTTCACGCTCGGCTTGTTGAGCCATCATTTTAAGCTCGTGACCTTTGTCTTTGCTGTCCTGAAAGTAATCCAGCAGCTTGGGCAGGCCACCGGCCAGAAACGAAATAACTGTAGAGAGTAGAGTCAGCATTATTTAACCTTTTCAAATAGCCACATGGTTACTGCAACAGGTACTGCAAAAATAATTACAATCAAGACCACCGCGATTGCATTTTGTATGGCTTTGGCCCTGCGCCTACGCTGAAGCATGGCAGTGCGTTCCCTGCCTTCCGTGATCTGCCTACGCTCGGTCATCATCTCGCGGTAAGAATCAACACCAAAACGCAACACGATTAGCTCGCGCAGTTCGCGTTCTTGCTGTTCAATCTTTTTCCTGCGCATAAGGTTCTCCATCGCCTGCTGCTCAACGGAACCCTTGTGTAACAGCTTCTTGAAAAGTGGAGGATCACGGGATTCCTCTTCATGCTGCTTTAAATCCGCACACGCCCCGAACCACGTTCCCAGCTGCGAGCCTACGTCCTCAATCTCGCGGCCAGTTTCAACCGCCCGTTTGAGGAAGTTGAAAGCCGCCGAGGCAGTGGCAAACGCTGTGATCGGGTCAAGCACAACATCATTCCGCCTTCATCGTCGTAATATCGTCACCCTTGCGTACAGTCACTTTGCCATCTGCCACATCCACGCGCATCGGAGGCTCTTTCTCTGCAAGCTGTGCAATGAGTTTCTGTATGACTTCAAACTCTGGGCGGTCAGGTTTCTCTTGAGTTCCGGCAATGCCGTTCATCATGTTAATCAGAGCGACTAACGCGCCACCGACCATCGTCATCACAGCAGTGATAGCAGACTCAGTGAGGAAGTAGGACGAGCCAACACCGATAAGCACAATAGCTGTGATATACATCAGACCGTACTGGCCGATTGCTTTGCCAGCGACTTCTTTTGCGGATTCGCAGCGTTCGGGATTCTCGTTGCTCATTGCTGTCCTCCATCTCCACCACCAAACTTAGCCCACGCACCAAAGGTCAGCAAGCCGAGCACAAACATCGTCCCTGCACGGGCAACTGTCTGCCAGACGGTCTTCTTGATGCCGCGCCAGTCGGTAATTAAAGAGCGAAGGTCTCGAACGTCATTACCGGCGTCATCATCGTGCAGCCCAACTTCCTTGAGAACGGATTTCATTTCTTCCCGCACGATTGTGCGTAGGGCTATCTCGTCGATGAGCATGGTTACTCCGGAGCTTTATTAATCGTTGCCGAGTCAATAACTACGGACGGGTCTACCCATTTTGGGTTTAACGTCCACGCGCCGTCATAGAGATACTTGCAGCCTCGCCAATCTTCCGGTGGCGTTACGTTTTCTATAAGGACAGCATTGGTGCTGTTTAAATCCATAATAAAAAAGTTCGGGGCATTTGTTTGCGTTTCTGTCAAAACAATGGGGGCGGAGTCTTCCCAAATATATTTACTTTCTTTAGTTTCTGTGAGTATAAGCGTTTTCATAATTTACCCTTTAATCAAAAGTTTGGTCGGACTAAGCGCAAGACCGGCATAGGGAAAAGACGTTGTGTACGACATTAGTGATCCAGCCGGATTAACGCTGTAAGTTTTTCCAGCAGTCAGCCCAGACTGAGCATCATCTATAGCGCCAACAGTTTGAATTGTTGCCAGCGCCCCTGCTCCATAATTTGCAGATGAGATACCAAGAAAATTTGTAGATGTTAGAGTTGTACTGTATGCAGTAGTTGCGGAAAAGGTGTATGGTTGACCAGAACTCGTACCTCCTACTTGTAATATCTGGAGTGTTGTAGAGTTATAAAATATATTTCCATTGTAGTCATATGTAGCACTGTAAGAGCTGACTGCGAAAGTAGTACCGGATACTGTGACTTTTGCGCTTACGCCGTAACCTACTTTTATGTATATATCTCCTCCAATTGGATAACAAACTAACGACACCGTTGATCCGTAAGGGTCACTAATAATAGTAAGTGGCGTACCATAAGTCATAGTATTGCCCGAAACTGTAATTACAATTCCCCAAATAACACTGGATTTTCTATACACGGCAAAATACTTATTAGCTGTGTCTGTTGCCACAATCCCCACATTCCCACTAGAATTAACATTTTCAAATGTGGTGGATTGTTGTAGCGTTGGTGTATTGCCTGACACTGTATACAATTTGGCATTAGGCCAATAATCATAGTAGGAATTTGATGCGAGAATTAGTTGCGAACCAGTGGCGTTAAAAACTATTCCCGCATAATTTGATCCAGAATATGAGGCATCAACAAGTTGAGCTGATCCCCAAGTGTTATACGGATAGGCGGTTTGTATATTTCCTATTTTAAAGTAATTTACACCATAGGTACCATCATAGTAATAGAAAGCTATTTTGCCTGTTGCTGCTGATACTCCAAGTGAATTTTGCCCACCAGCAAAAGCCACACCTGTTGCTGAATACCCAGTACTGGCAAAAGAAAATGTTGAAGCCCCTGACGTAGTCCTTACCATCATTAAACTAGCATAGCCACTGTAGTTTGCAATAACACAACAGGTATTAGTAGTTACATCATAGACTGCATTTGACAAAGACGTAGTATTTTGACTATTAATAACCCCCGCAGTACCAAAGGTAATAGTTGAGCCGCTGATAGTTCCAACAACAGCGTATGTATAGTAATTTGTATTATCTGCATAAAAAACTACAACACGATCATCTGTAGAGCTGTATGTTCCTGCGGGACTATTTGCGCTGGCATAAATAGTTGGACTCGCTGTAATACTTTGATTTATTACAGTTGAAGCTGCTGCACTCACAGCAGCTACAACACTAACAGTCCCATCGCTATTAAGGATTACTTTACTGCCATCACTTAACTTTCCTGATGCTGTAGCTGTAACACTACCTGCCGTTGGTGTCGGACTATAATTAAATGATGATGGCATCTTAGTACGCTCCACCGAAGGCAGTTACTTGCAAAGCAGTGCCAGCAGAAGTTGTTGTTACTGTGGTGCTTGCATACAAAGCAAATGCAGCAGGCAAAACAAGGGGCTGTGTGAAGTTAATCGTAGTGGTGAATGCGGCAGTAGTTGTAGATGGGGTCACTGCTGTCACTGCAATTTCTTGTATTAAAAACGCAGTCGTGCCGTCCCACATCCAAATGCCAACAATGTTAGCAGCGTTAGCTGTCGATATGCTTGTGCCCACAGCGTTGACTTGAATAGCGTCGATTCTCAAGCCATTAGTCGATGCAGGGACAAAGGCTGTGATATTAGCCCCTGCCAGAGACGCAGTAGCAGTAGGTGCGCGAGTAGTACACGCTGTCTGAGCCGCTAACGTAAGTGTTTTAGCGTAAGGTGTTTGTGCAAAGATCGGGGTTGCTGTAACGGCCATGATTAAAACCCTCCAAAGTTAAGTGCTGTATATATGATTGCGCCTGCTGGAGCGCCTCCCGAGGCAACCACTGCCACCCCGCTTGCTTTTATGTAACTCACGCAGTAAACCGTAGTCCCATCGCTTTCGTAAATAGCCCTATCACCCGCTGCCGTTATTATGTCAGCAGCACCCGGTAAGTTGTTAGTAGTGGCGTTATGCGTCAGCGTCAGGATGCCGTCAAAGATCACCGTTCTAGGCCCACGGGTCAGGGTGACAGCAGTGATTGCTGTTGTGCCTGTAATGTGAACTCGGTTGCCTGTGGCAGTGTTGAGGTTGATCGTAGAGGCAGAAGCTATTGCTGTGCCGGTCGCCCATTCCTGCGCGGCTGTAAATGTGTTGGCTCCAAGGATAGCGGCAGTTCCAACAACACCAGCAGCAGGCAGACCTGTTGCGTTGGTTAACGTTCCGCTTGCTGGAGTGCCAAGAACAGGAGCAGTCAGGACAGGGGCAGTCAGCGTCTTGTTGGTCATCGTCGTCGTGCTAGTCGCCGTTACGATGTTAGTCGGGGTGATAATTCCAGATAGGGTTGTCATGTTTTACTCCGGCTTTACAGGGTAAGTAATTGTCCACGGAAAGCCTGCTTGAGCAGGGACATCTCTAAGAGCCTGACGGTATGTAGCCCACTGCGCTGATACAGGAGTGCCAGTCTCAAACGCTTTGATGGCTACCCAGTCGCACTCGGCAAGTAGAGTATCTCGGCTGGCTCTAACGCTCTTGGCCTGCTCAGTATCTTTCTGCGCCTTGTAAGCCGCTTCCTGTTCTGCCGCTGTAGTCTCGCCGTCAGTAAACACAGGGCCGAGAATATACTTGGTGTACCACTTGCCATCAGACTGCTGCTCTACGCCGTCACGCTGGGAGTATTGATACACAGTCCCGCCCGTTGCTTGTGGGCCTTCAAACACTGCGTCAGAATCAAACCTATCGTATATGTCGGCGGTCATTGCGCTAATAGACTTTGCGTAAGTCGTTGCTACCCACTTGATCCATTCGTGCTCTAGCAGCACCTGACCTGTTGCTCTAATTCTGATCTGCATAATTACCTCAAGCTATCGCAAGGAAGATGTAGGTGGCTGAAGTCACATTGACGTCTGTCGCTGAGAGTTGATTCACGATGAACCCGCTGTTGTCGGTGTCAACTGAGTCGTCTGTGGTGACTTCAACCGCAGTAGTGTTCAGGCTTAGGTGCGGGTCGTTACCTGCCACGATACCCCTTGCTGAGTCCCAGACGTACCAGTCGCCCGTTGAGTCTGTGCGCTTAATCATCACGAACCTTGACCCTGCCGTAAAGCCGCACGCTATGGTTTGGCTTGAGCCGTTGCCGGTATATGTGCCAACTTTGGAGACTCCAGCGAGTGTGGCAAAAAGGTAGGCAACGTAGGCTGAACCTGAAGTATTGCAATCAAATGCTGCATTGCTGGGATTATTTACAACAAAACTATTTGCGCCAACAGTTGAAATGTAATTAGTGGTAGTTGAAAACGCACTATCTGATGTGTTTAGTGTAAGTATTTTTGAAGCATTCCATGTAGTCCAATTAGTAGAACCTAGACTACGATTTTTTGTTATTATCAATTCTGGTGCAACAGTTAAATTATGATCAATTGTTTGATTAGATGAAGGAACTCCTGTTGGGCCAGCATTCCCCGTATAGCAAACAACATCAAAAAAGCCGGGGGCGCGCTGGAAGTTCCAGTTAATAGAGTTTCGAGGGTCTTGCTGCTGGTTTACGCCTGTGTTGCTGTCAAAATACCAGCCAGCGTAAGATTGTTCGGCAGCGCTACTGGTAGTGGTTAAATATTTACCACCACCACGAAGCCTGTCTCCAGTATAAAAAGCTGGTGTAACATTACGGGTTGTTGTAATTACGCCATCAACCACAAACCCCGTTGTGTACAAGCCTAAAGCTGTAGTCACAACAGGACTATAAACACTCGTCCCCACTGTAGGCACTTTCATCGGGCCACGGCGTATGGCTATGTAGATGTAGGTTGCACCGGCTATAGATGTTTTAATATTAAAACCAGTTGGGGTAATTGCAAACGCCGCACCCAAAAACTCAGCAGTTGTGGCATTTGGGCTAAGAGCGTTGGAATACGGGCCAGATGAAGTACCAACAGGCATACCCCTCATCGTGTCATAGATGTACCAATTTTGAGCATCTGTGGAAGATTTATAAAGAATCCATTGTGGCTCGTATCCTAGATTTACAGTTGCT